TGCTTGAGGTGTACTTCCACCTACTACTTGTGTGCCAGTAGTTATGCTATTTCCAGAAGTATGTAATCCTATTGTTGTTGTATTACCAGTAGTACTATTACCTGTTATGATTGCGTTATAGTTGATTTGTAGATTACCAGCAGTATGTGTACCAATAGTAACACCTACTCCCATAGTATGTGTACCAATAGTAACACCTACTCCCATAGTATGTGTACCAGTAGTAACACCTGTGCCCATAGTATGTGTACCAGTAGTTACTCCGTTACCCATAGTATGTGTACCAGTAGTATATCCATTACTAGCTATATAACCATTGCCGCTTATGTATCCATTACCAACGACAGTTAGTGCGTTACCTGATTGTATGCCACCTAAACCACCACCTATTATGTGATACCCAGTGGTAATACCATTGCCCATAGTATGAGTAATAGTAGTATAGCCATTGCCACTTATATAACCATTGCCAGTTACTGTTAATGCATTACCTGCTTGAGGTGTACTTCCACCTACCACTTGTGTACCTGTTGTAATTCCTGTAACAGTTGTATGTGTGCCTAACGTTGTACTATTACCAGCAGTACTATTACCATTAATAGTTGAATTAGATGTGATAAACAAATTATTTGCAAAATGTGTATTATTAGTATAACTATTACCGCTTGTATAGCTATTGCCGTTTACAGTTAATGCATTGCCTGACTGTACTGACCCGCTACCTATTATATGAGTACCAGTAGTAACACCTGTAGCCATAGTATGAGTACCAGTAGTAACACCTGTAGCCATAGTATGTGTACCAGTAGTAACACCTGTAGCCATAGTATGAGTACCAGTAGTAACACCTACTCCCATAGTATGTGTACCAGTAGTAACACCTACTCCCATAGTATGTGTACCGGTAGTATTACTATTACCGGCTGTATAACTATTACCACTAATATATCCGTTACCAGTAACAGTTAATGCATTACCTGATTGAGGAGCACTACCACCCACTACTTGAATTCCGGCTATAGTACTATTTTGACTTACATATTGCGTGCCAGTCACCGTTAATGCAGCACCTGCTTGAGGTGTACTTCCACCTACCACTTGTGTATTCGTTATTACTCCGTATGCAGCGGTATGCGTCCCTGAGACATTCATATTTAATGCAGATGCATTAGTAGCCACTGTTAAAGTATTTGTGCTTGTGCCGCCGGCTGTAACAATATTACCAGCTGTATGTGTGCCTGTTGTAATGCCATTGCCTGCTATATAACCATTACCTACTACTGTTAGAACTGCACCGGCTTGCGGTGTACTACTGCCTACTACCTGAGTACCAGTTGTAATTCCATATTGTACAGTATGAGTACCTATTGTTGTTCTATTACCAGCAGTACTATTGCCTGTAATTGTTGCATCATTATTAACGACTAGATTTCCGGCAGTATGTTCTCCTACTGTAGTTGTATCACCGCTAGTATATCCATCACCTGTTACTGTTAGAGCAGCACTTCCTTGCGGTGTACTACCACCCACAACATGTTTAGTTGTACTTATTCCTACTGTCATTGTATGTGTACCAGTAGTAACACCTGTAGCCATAGTATGTGTACCAGTAGTAACACCTGTGCCCATAGTATGTGTACCTACGGTTGTTGCACTTCCACTTACATATCCATTTCCTACTACTGTTAATGAGAATCCTGAGTGTGGTGAGCTACCACCTACTACATGTGTTGCAGTTGTAACACCATACAAAGCAGTATGTGTACCTAATACATTGGCATTACCAGTGCTACTGTTGCCCGTAATTGTTGCATCTGTATTAACAACTAAATTACCTGCAGTATGTGTACCAGTAGTAATACCTGTACCCATTGTATGTGTACCTACAGTTGTTCCGTTACCGCTGAAATAACTATTACCATTTACTGTAAATTCTGTACTGCTCTGTGCACTGCCCCCACCTATTATACCTAAATTTGCTACCGCAGTACCCATAGTATGAGTGCCACTGGTATACCCATTACCAGTAACAGTTAATGTGTTACCTGCTTGTGCGCTACTACTACCTATTACATGTGTACCAGTAGTAACACCTGTAGCCATAGTATGTGTACCAGTAGTAACACCTGTAGCCATAGTATGTGTACCAGTAGTAACACCTGTAGCCATAGTATGTGTACCGCTTGTAGCACTATTACCTGTTACAGTTAAGGCTGTACCAGCTTGCGGTGTACTACCACCCACAACTTGTGTGTTAGTAATTACGCCATATACAGCGGTATGTGTTCCTGAAATATTACTATTAACTGCACGTAAATTTCCTGAACTAGTTAGATTTGTTGATGTTACATTTCCACTAGTTATAGTTCCACTGATACTAGCATTTCCGCTAACTGTTGCATTACCTGATGCATTGATAAGATTAGTGAATACATTTGATGAATTAATATTACCTACAACTGTAATGCTTCCTGTAGGTGATATAACTACATTTGTTCCACCTGCAGTAATATTACCAGTTGTAGAAACATTTCCGGTATTTATATTTGCTGAAGTAACATTACCTGTTATACGTGCATCAGTTCCTACAGATAGTGCAGCAGTAGATACTAGATTACCTCCTGCAACGTTTCCAGTTACTGTCAATAAATTACTAGTTGCGTTGAATGTCAATCCTGATACTGCTGATAAATTACCACCGTTGTTGAATATAAGTTGCGTATTAGCACCTGGCGCACTTATGTTACCTGATGCTACAACATTGGCTACAACAATGTTAGCAGTATTAAGATTAGTTGAAGTAACATTACCTGCAACTGTTAATGCACCTGATGCAGTTGAGGTAATAGTAGTTGTGCTTGTTCCATTACCAACTGTCAATGTTGTTAAGTTTCCAACACTAGTAATATTTGGTTGTGCATTAGTTGTTATAGCACCAGTAACTGTAGTAGCACTAATGTTACCTGCATTAATATTACTAGTAACTTGTAAATTACTTCCTAAAATATTACCTGCAGTAAGTCCTGAACTTATGGTTACACCATTTGAATCAGTAGTCAATGTTGCAGTGCCTAAAGCAACTGTATTTGATACTATAGTGGCACCTGATATAGTTTGACTTGCACTTAAATTTACAGCGGATAATGTATTGTTATTAGATGATAAAGTCGTTCCACCTAAGTCAATGGTATTACCAGCAAGATATAATGTTTTCCAACGTCTTGTGGGGCTACCTAAATCATATAGTATATTACTAGCTGGTACTAACGATGTACCAATAACACCATTAACTAATAATGTTGCACCACTGATTACATTTAATGTAGATGATACATTGACTGTATTTGCTGAAACATTTCCACCAGTTAATAAGTTTGTTGATATACTTGTTATATTTGCTACCGCAACGTTGATTGTATTTGCAACTATAATGTTACTGTTTATATTGGCAATGTTACCAACATTAGCTACTAATAAATTAGCATTTACATTACTTGCATTTACATTACTTGCATTAGCATTATTGGTTGCTCTAATATTTGCAACAGTAACCATGTTACCATAGCTACTAACTGTTGTGTTGCCACCAAGAATTATGTTAGGTGTACTTAATGCAGTAGTAGCGCTAATGTTAGCCAGTGCTATATTACCTGCAGAAATGTTGGCAGATACATTCAAATTAACCATAGAAATACCACTACCGGTACTAGTAATAGTAGAGCCACCTATGTCAACTGAATTACCTAAATATAATGATCTCCAACGATTTGCATTATTACCCAAATCAATACTATTGTTTGTTGTAGCAATTAATGGAGTTGAAATACCGCTATTGACTGCAAGATAATTTGTTGTTAACCCTGCAGCTGTTAAATTTGTAATGAGGGAATTAGTAAATGTTGCATTAGAAGAAAAAATATTAAATACAGATAAATTTGGTGTAGTAATATTACTTCCGCTAGATGTAATTACCACTCCACCAACATTTACATTAGATACATTTATATTGTTTGTAGCAGTTATATTATTTGCATTTATATTGCTAACTACAGAAAGAGATGTAGATACTGTAACAACATTGCTAGCATTTGTAGTAATTACTGCATTACCCAATACTATATTAGGTGTGATTAAATTGCTAGATACATTTACTACTGTAGCATTAACGTTATTGGTTACAGATAATGAATTAGGTACTAATAATGTATTACTTGAGTTGGTTGTTAATGTTATGTTACCCAAAACAATATTTGGGGTAGCGATACTAGTGTTACCTGTAATAGTATTAGCAACTACAATATTACTTGTTACATTTGAAATTGTTGCATTAGTAACAATAACATTAGGCATAATAATATTGCTACCACCATCTGATTCAATTGGTACTGTATTAAGATATACATTACCACTTAAATATAAGTCAGACCATGCACTTGTGCTATTACCTATAGAATAAAATGCATTGCTATTTGGTATCAATGTACTAGTAAAATTAGTAACTGCTAAATTTGTTACTGCAATATTACCTATTGTGGCGTTTCCGGTAGTTATGGTATTGGCTAAATCTATAATAAAAGGTGTTGTATAGCTTGATATTTTTGCTATATGTGCAGTGGCACTGGCACCCACACCTATCACAATATTACTACCTGTTTGAACTGTTATGTTAGGAAAGAAACTGTTAAGTACAACATCACCGTTTTGAGAACTTGTTGATAATCCTGGGCCTACGAATAGGTTACCTACACCGTATTGTGCTGATTTATTGTACAAATCAGTAAAGTTATCTTGTATTTTTTGGAATGCGGTTCTAACAGGATCTGCTGCCGGATCATTAGGGAATGCACCGAAATCAATAAATTGCTGGGTCATAAATCTTTGCCTTATTTAAGTATTTATCAGTTTTTTATATAGACATACCCAAAAAATAACCCGGCGAACCGGGTTATATAAGTTTAGATTAACGTACGGTTTATTATTTTATACCGCTTAGTTTTTGCCAATCTGATAATAGATTAGTTGAATCTTTCAACATTGTGTCTTCCATAGTAACTTTCGTGATGTTACCAGTAGCTTGACTATGTTTTGGTTTATTCAATCCACCTGCTAATGTTTGTAACATGTAATGTAAGTCTTGCATAGCTTTATCATCATCACTATTTGCATAAGACTCTTCTACTTGTTCTCCAGAATCACATTCGCATTCATACATACCGCATTCATTGCAAGTTTCACCCTCTTCATGATTGTGACCTTCTTCCATTTTATCGCATGAACATTCTAACATAGGCATGCCACATTCCATACAATCTTCTGCATCTTCTTTAACTGGGTATTCTTTTCCATCAACACTAAAATGATCTTTATGTTGTGCTTTAGCTTTGGCTAATTGACCTGTAAATTCGTTACCCTCTTCAACTTCTTCGTCATCAGCGTTTACTGGACCTAATTCTTGTGGTAATTCACAACCAAGGATCTTACAAACTTCTTTGTAATTGATTTGATTTTCATCACCGATATATTGAATAGCTTCTGCATCTAAATCATGTACGTTACGTATTCCAGTACTTTTCATATATTCTATAGCAGACTGTTTTACTTCTTTTGCTGGATCCCAACTTTCAGAAACTTCTTCTTCATCTTCTTCTGGTTCGTAATCAATTTCTAATGTACCTTCTGGCTCTTCTTTTTCAGATGAACCACCCTCAATGCCTGACATTTTCTTAATCAATGCAAGCATGTCATCACCGTCACCTACTACTGTTGGACTCATAGGAGTTTCTGTTCCGTGTCCAGGTTCTTCTTCGTGATGTGGTGCACCATAAGCACTTGGGCTTGTAGTCTTTTCTTCTTGACCACCAAATACACCAATACCAGCTTGTCTTAGTGCTGACAATAATTTTTGTGCATCTTGGTCATTTGCAGTTACACTTACTGAATCTGGACTACCTTGTTGACCAGTACTTGAAGATACCGTAATACCTTCATTTAATAATGTATTAAGTTGTTTTTCCCAACTTTCAAATTGTTTATCTTTCATATTTGCGCTTTCTCTAAATGGATTATTTGACTTAAGTGTTTGCAAGAATCCTGTAGATTTTTGCTCTGGTTGACCAAATAATTTTGGTTCTAGCTTGGTCATACCTGGATGCATACTACGCTCTGCATCTTGTTGATGTATATCTCTTAATGATAATGTAGGCTCACCTGCTGACTTACGTTGAATAGCTGGTATTTCATAATTAGCACCTTCATCAGCGATTTTCTTTGTAGAATGATGTAAATGTACTTTTAAGAATGCATCAAGCAAATCACTTGTTTCACCTGTTTCTTCAAACGCTTTTACATCATTTTGTAATTCATACAACATTTCTTGTACGTCTTGATCCGCATTGTTAATTAACTCTTTAAAGTTAATACTTTCAATGAGTGCTCTGATATTATTCATTTTATCTTCTTTAACTTTATTTTTATTGTCTAACATGCCACGCTTGTTAGCAGTTGCCCATGCAATGTTTTCTGCTTCTTTGTCACTGTGTCCAGCTTTCTTTTCACTGGCTTTAACATGTGCGACCATGCGATCAACTTTAGCGCTTTCTTCAACACTCTCAGAAGGATGACGTAATTTATTCAATACTGCACCTGCAACACGCTCACCGGCTTCTTTACTACCATAACGCTTGCTTGCATCTTTGGCAATCTTGCTAAAGTTCTTACCTGGCTTACCAATGTCTTTACCAGCACGTGCTGCTTTAGCACTATAACTAGTTTCATCTAAATCTGATTCATGCATAGGTGCAATTTGATTCAATGTTTGTTTCATTTTGCCTACATCTGATTGTATTTTTGGATCAGCTTGACCGGGATGTGCAGTCATAGCACTGCCCATTGTTCCTGTAGGATTTGTCATTTTTGCAGTTTGTGCAGTTTGTTTTAATAATGTATTTAACTTGTCAGTAGCTTGTGGGTTGCTAGCAGTAGCTCCCAATGTTTTTTGTGCAAATGCTGCAAGCTGATTTTTTTCTGCTGCTGACATTTGATCAGGTTCTTTAGATAAAGCGGCACTTAACATTTGTGTATTCATTGGTGCATCTTCTTCTAAATTACTTGCGCTGTGTGTTGTATCGGCTACATAAGCATCAATACCTGATGTACTCTTAAGACCCCATTTTGCGGCTGCTTTTTTTGCTGCCTCATAACTAGATGTTGCTTTAACTTCGCACTTACCTTTTCTAGCATGTACACATATATAAGGTCTTTCATTTGAATCTTCATTTAATTGATTGGCTTCTATTGCTTCGATCCAATCTTTTAATTTATGTTTTGCTGAAACTTTACCAACTTTACCTTTTGGTTTACTACCTAACATAGATTGAATACCTGATGTATCATGTTTGATATCATTACCATGTTCATCTTTTGCAGCCTTAGTTGGACGACCACGAGTTCTTTTTGGCTCTTCTTTTTTAGTTTCAGTATCTTTGTTTACTTTACCAATTTTGTGTCCATACTGATCACGTACATCTTCTTTACCATGACTTGTACCATAGGTACCTTTATGTACTGTTTCGCTGATAGCGTCCATTGACTGTAGTAATGATTTAAAATCCATTATCTTTATCCTTATTTCTTATCTAATTTATCTTCGATACGTGTTAGTTGGGCTTTTAACTCAGCTACTCTATCAGACATCTCAACTACTTTTACATTTGTAACTTCTACTTTAGTAGTCATATCTTGCATTCTTGAATCAATAGTCATATAACCAGTGCCACCTAAACTACATGCACCGATAACAATCCAAGTAAGTTGTGCAGGGCTAAAGTCTATCATTTTGATCTTCCTGTTGATGGTTTCAATGGAGTAGGTACTCTACCATTACCCATTGCACTTGTTGTTTGAATTCCTTCTTTGCTCTTATTGGGAGCAGTAGGAGTTTTTGCAGCGTCAAATTGATAATCAATGCTTGGCTTTTTAGGAACTACACGATCTAAATATTGGTTAGCATATTCTTTACTAGCTTCTTTGCCGCTATCTTCTAAATCAGTATGCAATAGTGCTGGTGTATGACTTTCTTCATTTGCATACTTGTCATTTTCACCATTGATACTATCATTGTAATCGGTTGTGACTACACGAACCATGTTAACATTTCTACCCAATAACTGAGCAATTTGTTGTATTTGTGGTTCTGTTGCAGGGTATTTGAATTCTGCTTTAATGATAGTAATAGACTCATTCTTTATATCAGGAAAACCATATGGGTCTTTTTGAACTGGAGTGGTCTTTGGATCCTCAATTTTAACGGGATCAAATTTGTTTAAATTGTAAGCAAACATATCAAGAAAATTCTTATCTAGATCGCCAGCGATCTTGATCGTATAACGATATGTTCTTACAGATTCTGCTAAGTAATGACGAAGGCTTTTCATTGTATTATTCCTATATAATATTTATCTTTATTGCGTTTTTTTGTCAGCCAAAATACTCTTCAATAACTCATTGCGATCTAGCAGTGCAGATGAACCCTCACCTTGGGGGATATTTTCTATTTCTTGCATTGTACTATTGATTTTATGATCCAACTGCGCTTTCTTTAATTGCAAGTCAATCATTTTTAATTTTTTATTAATCTTTGCAGTTTTAGCAGTAATTGCATGACCTAACATTGTACCAGCCGCATTAAAGATTTCACTTGCAAATCTACTATCTACTTGCATGCCTAAATCAGTTAAATCTTTAAATGTATCTTTTGCAAGTGTAGCAAGTTCATCTAATTCAGTATCACTTGCATCTAATCCTCTAACTTGAGGCAATGCATTTTCAATTTTTTCTAAATTATCAATTGCATTACTTGTGATTTCATTTGCATTTTCAGGAATTGGAATAATCAATTCATTGATATCTTCTTCAGGCAAATCAAAAAGCTCACTTAATTTCTTTGTCATATACTACCTTATATAGTAGTATTTATTACTTGGCTTTACCGTTATAAAACAAATCGTTTTCGGTAATTACACGAAAAGAAAACCCATTCTGTTTGCAATATGCATTTGCACTAGCCCACTTAGCATGATTGATCGCCACCACAATCCTATCTTTTGCACTTGTTGCTTTACTTTCAATGATACTTTGTTTTTTAGGTTTAATTTCAACTATTTCTGCTAGTTGTTTACCTGACTTGTTTACATAGACAACAAAGAAATCAGGAATATAATTTGTGCGTTTACCTGTAATAGGATGTATATAAGGGATTATAATTGATTCACTTGCCCACTTCAGAATATTATTATTCTTGTCTAAGAACATCATAAATGTAAGTTCCCAACCACTACGATATCTAGGTGCATGATTACCTATATATTTGTCTATGTTTGTTGGAGTAAAAATACCATTAGCATAATTTGGCATTATATTACCACATTACGTTGTACAGGTTGGTTTGATTGTGGTATTACACTAATACCATATAACGCAGTTTTACTTTTAATGCTATTGAGATAGTAAATCATAATTGCATTGGCTTCAACTTTTTCTTTACCTTGAATATATGACAATAATGTTAAAGGATCTTCACCAGTGATCCCAGCAATTCTAAAAATTATTGTAGCAAAGTTATTTGCAGAATCATTACTTGAAGTTACATTATAAAAGTAGCTGCGTACGATTTCATATCTAGATGCATCTACATTCACTGTAAAATTATAAAAACTATCAAATAACTTAACAGTTGCATCAAGTTGTGTTGTGGGTGCATCTAATGTGTTTGCCATATTATAGTTGTACACCTGAAGGATTTGTTACTTTGTTTGCAATTGTTTGTGCAGCATTGACAATACCCTGATTGATTGTATTTGTAGCACTCGCTGTTATTGATGATGCAGTTGGAAAGTTAAATTGATTATTTCTGTTTGGTGTATTTACTAACCAAGATGTAGCAGCACCTAATGCTTCTGCCTTTGCCGCATTTAATACCCCTGCAGGATTTTTAAATGTATTTTGCAAATTACCTGCAATTTTTACTGCACCTAACACATTACCGCTACTTAGTGCATCTACAAATCCACCTACCCCATCAACTAATCCACCCTGACCTAATATACTACTATTACCACCAGGTTGTGATATTGGACTTAATGTATTATCATAATTACTTGCATCACCAAATCCTGTGACAATAGCACTTGGAGTCTTACCGTCAATAGCGCCGGCATAATATTGAACAGTCTCATATTCTATAGTCATCTGATGTTCCATAACACCACCTGTTTCTTTGTAGTCATATGTGTCATGTGAAAAACTAGATATCATAGGGTTGATTAATCTATATAAAGTGAAATTATGTTGATTAAATCCGTATATGTTAATGGCTCTAAAGAAAGGAGCTTTGATACCAGTTAATACATTTTTGGATTCACCGATGTATCCCCAATCATCATATCCTGATATCGTAGGTGCATATTGAGTTCTTTGATTGATATCTGGAACAGATGCACCACCTTCACCTTGTGAACCTGCATTAGGTCCAATGATGTCAGTTTGTAAACCATCTTTATAATAGTATGTGTAATAGTTACTCCATAAATTAGTTATCATATTACTATTGTCATCATGGAATGTTATTTGAATCGGGTCGTATTTAATTTTAGTTTGCACTATACGTTTACGATTATATTGATTTAATATTGCGGTATCAAATGTATACTTAGGTAGTTGAGCTGATTTTACTACTAAACCAAAATTATGTGCCTTAGGATCTAGTCCAGGAGGACTTCCTATTTGTGTAAAGTTTGTATCAAAGTAAACATGATATAAAAACTTATACTTAGGTGCATAACCATAAGCATTAGTGGTAAAGGTTTTACTTGCGTGAGTGTAGTCACGCAAGTAATCATTAGTAAAAAACCCTTTTGTTAGGTCTTTAGCGAATTCTTGAAAGAATCCTGCCATTGTAGTCCTTAACCGATACCAGTTACTGAAGTACCACCAAATGCACGACCAACGTTGACGCCAACACCAGAACCAAGTGGACCTTGAACTGCATTGTCAAAGCGAATGCTTAGTGTAATTGTTGCTGGGTCATTATTTTTATAATCCATGTTATTATAGTTTGCTGATTTAATAAAGCAACCATATAATTCCCATGATTCTAATATATTTGGCAACAATGTTCCATTACCGCCGTCTAGAATATCATAGTTAATTTGAAATTTATAATCTTGACCAGTTGCAGCACTTGCTTGCTCTACAAAGTCAAATTGTTTCTGTAGTTGTTGACCAACTAATTTAGAAACATTACCTGATGCATCATCACGTAAATTGATTTGTGTTTCTTGCCATGCATGTTTACCTGCTAAGTAAATCTTACTGTTATAAATGTCTAATGCTATTTCTTCAAAAGACACGTTAGGTCTTTGAATATCCATAACCTGTTTGGTAAGTTCTTGTGTAGAACCACCTGTACCAAAATTAATGAATAATGCTCTAAAACGATACTGTAATTTTGGCATCAACAAACCCTGAGAACTCGGGGTGTTGTCTGAACCTACGGTCATGTTAAAAAGTGAATTTGAGGCTACTGCCATATTGAATCTCCTTGATAATATTTATCTTTAATAATTGTCTGGTTTGAGCCCATTATTTCAATTTGGCAATGCCACCAGTATTCAATATACGCACAGGAATATAAATGAATTCTGTTGATTTTACTGGTTCAATCGCTATGTCTATCCATAGTTCGTTTCTGTCAATACGAGCAGGTGTGTTGTTAGTTGAATCACAAACAACCAAATAATCGTATAGACCACGTTTAGCAACCAAGTCGATGAACAATGATTGTACAACACCTGTTACTTGTGTTCTAGTCAATGCATCGTTTGGTTCGAATATGAACGGACGAGTTGCAATTTGTAATTGGTAACGAATATACGCTATCAATCTTCCAACATTCGTTCTATCCATTGCAGTATTGCTTGCAAAACTACTCTTATTACCGTAATTTAGTAAGCCAATTCCAGTGAAATATGCCAATGGGTTGATTTGATTTTCATACAATACATCACGTATTGCTACACGATTTTTAATTGTAATGAATTCACCAGTAGTACCATTTAGATAACCAATGTTTGTAGCATTAGCAATCAAACCACGACGTGTACCTGCTGCCGCTAACCAAGGATAAGCAACTGTATCATTCTGTAAGAATGTATACAACATCATGTGACTTGATGGTACAACTGCGGGTGTTCCTGATAGGTCGCTTGTGATACCACTTGGATAGAATGTAGCCAAATATTCATCACGTGTTACCCAACCCTCTTCACCGGTTTCTGTAGCACCTGCTGCATTAGTTGCCCATTGAGTTAATCCTGTAGCATTATCAGCTAAACGCAATGGTGTATCACCAATGATATAACCTGTGTTATGACGATCATTATTTAATACTACCATATCAGGTTGTAGTTCTGGATAACCAGGAGCTGCTAGTAGGTTCATGAAGTTATCTTCTTCACGAATTGTTGTATTAGTATTGATAGCAGCCTTTAGTGCCTCAACAACTAAATTACGTTGTGCCTTACGTCCCATATATGCAGAACCATCATTCTTCAATCCACTAACACTAACCCATGTATATGGA